AGATTACTCTGAAGCACAGCGTATGATTGTGCCTATCGTATATGCACCAAAAGAAGATTATGTAAATCGTATAGAAACTGATCCACACTTAGATAAGAAAACACAGATTACATTACCAAGAATGTCGTTTGAGTTACTTGGTTTTAATTATGATACCTCTAGAAAATTAAACACCAATGTTAAACAGTTTGCACAAACATCTACAGGATTAATTTCACAATACAATCCAGTACCATATAATTTTGATTTTAATTTGTATCTGTATGTAAGAAACATTGAAGATGGTACACAAATTATTGAACATATTCTTTCATACTTTACACCAGACTATACAATGAAACTTAATATGATACCTGAAATGGGTATCGTTAAAGAAGTTCCTGTTGTATTAAATTCAACATCACAAGATATTGATTACGAAGGTGATTATGCAAGAGATACCAGAGTTATTATTTGGACATTAACATTTACTGTTAAAGGTTACATCTACGGAAAAATATCAGAAACTGGTGGTCCAATTACACATTCAATCACATCAATCTACAATCAAATTACAGAAGAAGATGTGATTCAATTTACCATGAACCTTAACTCTGGCATAGGTAGTTATCAAATTGGTGAAACTGTGTATCAAGGATTCTCTGCACCGTTGGCTATTGCAACAGGTAAAGTTGTTTCGTTTAATAATAACTTACTGCAATTAAAAAATATTAATGGCAACTTTGTGTCGAGCGTGCCAATACAATCTACAAGCGGTAGCGGTAATTATGTCTTTACTTCATATAGTCCTGTAGAACAAAAATTGGTCCAAATAGATATAAGACCGAGCCCAGCAAACGCAAATATTTCTTTTGCAAATACATGGACTGCAAATACTATTATAACCGAATATCCTGAATAAAATATGAATGACTTGAATAAAACTTTATCTGATGTTTTTGATGTGATGCCAATTGAAGATTCTAAAAAAGAAAAACTTCCTACGGTATCGGTAAAATATAATGATCCTGATTTAAAACAGGACCTCACAGACGCCTATCAACAATCAAAAGAAAATCTACAAGGTATTATTGACCAAGGCCAAGAAGCCATGGAAGAAATACTTAATATTGCCAAAGCAGGTCAGCATCCAAGAGCATTTGAAGTCTATGGTACTCTATTGAAAAATATGGTAGATGCCAACAAAGAACTTCTGAACATACAAAAACAAATGCGTGATATGGATGAAGAAAAGAAAAAGAATTCTGGCACCAATATTGATAAGGCCATCTTTGTAGGTTCTACTGCTGAACTTAATAAACTTCTTAAAGGAAAAGAATGAAACTTTGGGTGAATGTTTGTTTTTATTATGTTGAAGAAAGATTAGAACGGTTCAAAGAAGTAATAAAAACATTATCCGATATACCAAACATCAAACTCATTATTAACAGCAATGTTAATTTTGATGATTCATTACCAATTCATGTTGCGGAGTTACACGATTCTTACTGGCATACTTGGGAACACAAAAAGTATATGCAGGAGTTTCTAGAATCAGACTATACACACTTTGCATACCTTGAAGGCAACATTGAGGTGCAGAAAAAGACATTTGATTATTGGGTAAGAACAAGAGAACTGTTTAAAAGAAACAATTTAAATTTTATACCAGCCGTACATCGAGTACAAAAGAGTGGTGATGATGTATATTCGTTAGATGCAACACACCATCAACGACACAGACCAACCATTGAAGTGGAAGGACAAAAATTCGTTTCTTTATCTGAACCATATCAAGGCATGTTTATTATGGATAAAGAATTGGTAGAAGAACATATTAACTCTGATTATTTTTCTTTTGGCCAAAAAGGTTCATGGGGTATTCGTGAATCAGCCAATCTAGGCAATATGTTTGTAAACATTCCTGTAGGATTTGGTCATAGGTGTATGTTACCACTAAATAATTTCTCCGATACATGCGTAACACACTTTGGTACCGACTATCATGGTGACAAAAATTCACCTCATGCCAAAATAAAGATTGAACATCTATTTTCATGAACACTAAAGATTCGTACCGTGATAACCCCCTACTCAAAAAGGTAGGTGTTGACCATCAATATACCAAAGAACAGATTGAAGAATATGTAAAGTGTTCTAAAGATCCAGTATACTTTTGTAAAAGTTATATTAAGATTGTAAACGTAGACGAAGGTCTTATCAATTTTAATATGTGGGGTTTTCAAGAAGAAATGATTAATCTGTTTAAAGATAATCGTTTCGTTATTACCAAATGTCCTCGTCAGGTTGGTAAAACTACCACAACAGTTGGTTACCTTCTTTGGGCAACTATCTTTACCGATTCTCAAAACGTAGCCGTTCTGGCAAACAAAGGTTCTCTTGCAAGGGACATTTTAGCCAAATACCAACTGGCATACGAGAATTTACCACAATGGCTCCAACAAGGCGTGGTGACATGGAACAAGGGTAATGTAGAACTAGAGAACGGGTCTAAAGTAATCGCTGCCTCGACTTCCTCCTCTGCAATCCGAGGCGGTTCTTTTAACATTGTGTTTCTAGACGAATTCGCTTTCGTACCTAACAATATTGCCAATGAGTTCTTTAACTCAGTCTATCCTGTAATCTCCTCTGGTAAATCCTCAAAAATTATTATTGTTTCTACACCAAATGGTATGAATCTATTCTATAAGTTATGGATGGACTCAATAGAAGGACGAAACAATTACAAAAATTTTGAGATTCATTGGTCTATGGTACCAGGCCGAGATGCGGCATGGAAAGAAGAAACAATTCGTAATACTTCCGAAAGGCAGTTTGCACAAGAGTTTGAAACGGAGTTCTTAGGTTCTTCTAATACTTTGATTTCTGGTTACAAACTACAACAATTGAGGTACATGAACCCAATTGCAGAACATGATAAGATGAAGATATACGAACATCCTATCAAAGAGGGTCAGAATGAGGCCAAATCAGACCATCTCTATTGTATTACAGTCGATGTATCCGAAGGTAAAAATCTGGATAGTTCCACATTCTCAGTCATTGATATATCTTCTACACCTTATAAACAGGTTGCAACTTATGCCAGTTCATCAATATCACCTATTTTGTTTCCAACGGTGATTGTGAATGCTGCTAGGGTTTACAATGATGCCTATATTTTGGTTGAAATCAATAACAATCCACAAGTGGCAGACTTTATTCATTCAGATTTAGAATATGAGAATCTATTGAAAGTCTTTACTGGCAATAAAAAACCACAACAGTTGTCTGCTGGTTTTGCCAGAGGTGTTCAAATGGGACTGAAAATGTCTCCTCAGGTCAAGGCGGTGGGTTGTTCCAACCTTAAAACTTTGATTGAAGGTGACAAATTAATCATCAATGACTTTGATACTTATTCTGAATTAACCACTTTTGAACAACATAAGACCTCATTTGCCGCTGCGGAAGGTGCAAATGATGACATGGCGATGACTTTGGTTATCTTTGCATGGGCAACAACACAGGCCTATTTCAGAGAAATTGTTAATCATGACCTGAGAAAACAGATTCAGTTGGAAAACATGAATCAAATAGATGAAGATGTTCTACCCGCACCTATCATTGAAGATGGTTTAAAGACTGATTTCATGGTAGAAGGCGGTGATGTATGGGAAGTTGCTGGTGGCGGAGATACATATGCTGCATACCATCGTAGTTTTTTTAAGGACTTGTAAATCCTATGAATCATAAATATCAGTATGGTATTTTAATTGCCAGAATAACATCATATTTAAGGAGATAAAAAATGGCGTTTCAAATCTCTCCAGGCGTAAATGTTTCCGAAGTCGACCTAACAACAGTCGTTCCTGCGGTCACAACTACTGCCGGTGGCTTTGCAGGATATTTTAATTGGGGACCAGCATTTACAAGGATTACAATTGCTGATGAACCTAATATTGTTAGACGATTTGGTGGTCCAGATTCAAATTCAGCTGTTTCTTTCTTTACAGCTGCTTCATTTTTAGCTTACTCAAATAATATAAAAATTGTTCGTGCTATTGGTGGTAATTCACGCAATGCTATAGCAAACACAAACCCAAATGCAACAAATTTGCGTATATTAAATGAAAACATTTTTCAAACAACTTTTTTAGATTCAACTAATAATAATGCAGCTGGTGCTTTTGCAGGACGTTATTGTGGTGCTTTAGGTAACTCTTTAAGTGTTTCTTTAATTGATGCCGGCGGCTCTGCTGGTTTTGCTACTTGGAACGTTAACGGCATTGGTGTTTCTAGTTATTTTCCTGGAGCTCCAGGAACATCCAGTCAAGCTGCGTCACTTGGTGCAACAAATGATGAAGTTCATGTTATTGTTCTAGACACAGGTGGTGTAATTACAGGAACAAAAAATACTGTTTTAGAAGTTTATCCTTATCTTTCCAAAGGTTCTGATGCAATTGATTCTTTAGGAAATTCAAACTATTATAAAGAAGTTATTTTTAATCAATCAAGATATATCTATGCAGTAGATCCGGTTGATTATGCTAATACAGTATCAACATGGGGACAACCATTAGCCAATACAACATATGCAACAATTACTGGTTCTTATAGTGCAACTTTAACTAAAGGTACTGATGAATTACCGTCAGATGCCAATACGATTGCTGCGTTTTCAGCATTTACAAATCCTGATGACGTTGATATTGGTTTAGTAATTACCGGTGCAGCTAGTACAACAGTACAACAATATGTTATTGACAATGTTGCAACAGTTCGTAAAGATTGTATTGCTTTTATTACTCCTCCTTACAGTAGTGTTGTTAATCAACCTGGAATTGAAGCATCAAACATTATTACATGGACAGGTACATTAGCACGGTCAACATCATATGCTGTTGCAGATTGTGCATGGAAATATATGTTTGACAAATACAATAACGTTTATCGTTGGATACCTTTAAATGCTGATACAGCTGGACTTTGTGCATACACCGATACAATTAGGGATCCTTGGTATTCACCAGCTGGATATAATCGTGGTCAAATTAAAAATGCTGTTAAACTTTCTTGGAATCCAAATAAAACAGAAAGAGATACTCTATATTCAAATGGTGTAAATCCTGTTATAAGAACTCCAAGTGCAGGTACTATTTTGTATGGCGACAAAACTTTACAAATAAAACCATCTGCCTTTGACCGTATTAATGTTCGTAGATTGTTTATTGTATTAGAAAAAACAATTTCTCAAGCGGCACAGTATTCATTGTTTGAATTTAATGATGAATTTACTCGGGCTCAGTTTGTGGCATTGGTAACTCCGTTCCTACGAGATGTTCAAGGCCGGCGTGGTATCTATGACTTCCGAGTTGTTTGTGATACAACAAATAATACTCCACAAGTTATTGATTCTAACCAGTTTGTTGGAGATATTTACATCAAACCTGCTCGGGCAATCAACTTCATTCAGTTAAATTTTGTAGCAGTAAGAACTGGTGTTGATTTTAACGAAATCGTTGGTGCAGCTTAATAAATAACCACGATATAGGAGAAAACAAATGGCATTCAATGTAGCAGAATTTAGAGCGAATATGATTGGTGACGGTGCCCGTCCCAATCTATTTCAAGTTACTCTCACTTTTCCAACAATTGCAACAAATAGCACAGCTGCTGGACAAAAAACAACATTCATGGCAAAATCAGCACAGTTACCTGGTTCTACTGTAGGTACGGTACCTGTATTTTATTTTGGTCGTGAACTGAAGTTTGCTGGTAATCGTACTTTTACAGATTGGACATTACAGATTATTAATGACGAAGATTTTGTAATTCGAAATTCATTAGAATCTTGGATGAACGCAATCAATAGTCATACAACCAATGTTCGCAATACCGCAGCGGTTAACCCATTGGGTTATACTGTAGATGCTGTTGTTACACAATTTGGTAAATCTGGTAACGAATTGAAATCTTATAAGTTTGTAGGTGTATTCCCATTAGATATTGCACCAATTGATTTAGATTGGGGTTCAAATGATGTGATTGAAGAATATTCAGCAACGTTTGCCTTCCAATATTGGGAATCAAATACTACTACTTAATATGTTTTTGTTTGAGGGACTTCGGTCCCTCATTTATGTTTAATTGAATTGGAATTATAAAATATGGCAGCTACTAATAAATTCTCTCTCTTTGGTTTTGAGATTGCTCGTAAGAAGTCTGAAGAAGAGCAAGCTCAACAACCTTCTTTTACACCACCTTCCAATGAAGATGGTGCTCTTACCATTTCCTCAGCCGCTTACTATGGTACATATGTTGACCTAGATGGCACAGCAAAGAATGAAGTAGAACTTATTTCTCGTTATCGTGAAATGGCAATGCAACCAGAGATTGAGTCTGCTATTGATGATATTATGAATGAAGCCATTGTTCAAGATGACGATGGTAAAATCATTGAAATTGTGTTGGACGATTTAGACCAACCAGAGAAAATTAAAAAAGCAATCAAAGAAGAATTTCATACCA